GGGTTCATCACTGTCTGGCTGCACTGGATTGTTATCGTTGAGATACGCGATAAGGCCAGCTTTATCTACTGGCACATCGACTGGTATGAAAGGCCCAATGGCCTTGGCTAGGGACATCGTTCCTGAGAACTCTCCCGTGGCTATGTTGCGGTATAGGTTCATTCCATCATCTCCCCAAGGGCAATTACATCCACTGGTTCCCACTCTGGCTGCTCATCAGGGTCGATGTCCTCCTCGTTGTACTCGACCATCCTTTCGAGGTTCTCACTCCATGCAATCTGGAACGTCCGACCATACCGAAACTGGGTGTAGTCGAAGGTGGTGTGACCTTGATTGGCGTAAACTCCCTTACAGTCATACCACTCGACCATAGGTCTCTTGCCTACGTCTGGGCATTGCTCGACAATTCTGGTCAGCTTTGCTGCGTACTGCGCTAATGTCATCATTGGGTACTACCTCGTTGGGTTGGGTTTAGTTGGTGAGACGATCAAATTCTCGGACGTTATCCCAGTCGTTGTCGGCAATGAATCGCCTGACGACCACTCGGAGTGACTCTCTTCGTACCACTGCTGGCTTGGGTAGGGGAGAGGAAGCAAAGTTTTTGTTGTGATTTTTCTCGATACGAGAAGCCAATGCAGTGATTGCATCAGGGTTGTTCATGCAACGGAACTTCATGTTCTCGTACTTGAACGTGATCTGACCCTTCTCGTTTTGGTAGGGCCAAGGCGCGGATAGGGCTTTGACTCGTAGGGTTACTGCGAATAGCTTTAGACACATAGGGTTAATCCTCATCTTCGTTGGTTAAGACAGCGTAAACTGGGTAGCAAGGTTCCTTGCAATCAGCACAAATATCTTCTTTCTGGGTACGATCCATCTTCTCTCCACAGCAGGAGGAATAGGAATTGATGTAAGGGTGGATGTAGTGCATATCGATACCTCGTTGATTGGTTGCCTTCCTTGGCAGCTCTCCTTGATTGGGCGCGTGACTAATACAGGCGACTCGTCATCGCTCGTTTGTACGGGGCTTTAATCCATCCTGAGTGGCTCATCCATAGCCATCCATAGCCATTGCACAGGCATGAGTCTTCGTTGTTGGTGGTGTAATTCCCAAAGCCACGACATGCAGGGCATTTCTTGCGAGTTGCTTGCTCCAGTACGCATCGGGAGTGGTTGTAAACTTGGGTTGTTTTCATGGGGTGATCTCCTTGGTTGGTGATTAGCTGTGCGTATACCCGTCTGGCTCAATGCCAAGCCACATACCCTCGCCAGTTGGCTGGAGCATCACGCATCCAGAGCCATTGAACACACGCTTGCGAAACTCGCGGTAGGTGATCGTCAAGGGACGGGTGTTATCAGGGTGGCAGTAGCGCAGGTAAACCTTGTGTACGGCCTTGCGTTGCGGCTTGGTTAGGTGGGACATGTATCGTGCGTTCATAGGGTGATCCTCTAGTAGTTGAAGCCTGTTAGCTTGCGAATGTAGGCTAGGTTTGGGCCGCAACACTCGACCTTGAATGACGCGGTGAACGGACATCCACAGCAGTCGCTCTCGTGATGGCATTGGCGAGACTCAGGGCAGCAAGTGCGGTCGAAGTGAAACACGCAATTGATCAGCTCCTCTACGTCTTGAGGGATGCCGTTGTCGTTCTGGACACGCCANATTTGGGTTGCGTAGCTNTCAAACTCCTCTGGCTTCTCGTAGAAACCTTGGATTGAGATGCCATCGAGAGGCAATTCGTTTTCGTACTCTGCTTCGGATGAGTCGTAGCGGGTAACAATTTCCATGGGGTATTCCTCGGTTAGTTATTGTTGGGTAGCTTCCTTGCTGGCTGGTCTCCTTGATTGAGCGCGTGTTACATGAGCACGAGCATGACGTACAGGATCGATGCACTGCACGCGGTGATCATCGTTGCGATGCACGCATTGAGCAGGAGAGGGAGAATCTCGTGTACGAGCTGGTCTCGCATGGTTTGCGATGGGCGTATTTCTCGTACAATTATCGGACGGGTACGCGCAGGTTTATGTGGGTTTTGCATGGGGATTTTCCTCAAATTTTAGGCACAAAAAAACGCCCCGAAGGGCGTTGGTGTGGGTGGGTGAGATTATGCAGACAAGGCGTTGATCACGATGCTGCGCTCTCCAGCAGACAGGCTCTCAAGAGCCTTGATGATCCCTGCAAGCTGCTTNGACACTGCAACCGAAGGTTGTACGGGAGTCGCCTCGGACACCTTGCCAGCGGAAGTTTTTGCGTTGAGTGCAATCAGCATAGCTGACTTCTTGCGAGGGTCAACGACCTTGGCGAGCATGTTTTTCAGGAACGCTGCCGAGGATTTTGCGTACTTCGCAACGAGCTGCTCGTCAGTCAACTCGACTTCGGAAGCCTTCGGCTTCGCAGGAGCCTTGGGAGCCTTCGGCTTGTTGGGAGTCGCAGGAGTCAAGCCAAGGAACTTGGCAACCGCAGGGATGGGTTTCTTGTTTTTCTTGACGCGGTTCTCGTGGCGACGTTGAATTTCTGCGAGGGCAACTTCGTTGCCGTTGGTAGCCAAAACGATTAACTCTGCGCTCTTGAGGGAATTTAAATTTTCCATGGTCGTACTCCGAAAGTTTTCAATGACCGAAGCGATTGCTGCGGTTCACTGGGCCTTCTCCTTGTCGAGCGCGTGTGTATATGCGTGTGAGGGACGATGGATTCTGAGTATCGGGACATCATGTGTGTGCGATATGTGCGCGTAGCTTGATGTTTTGGAGTGCAATAACCTCTTTTGGAGGCGCAATAACTCCCAAAAAAGCGCAATAACTATCGGGAGTTCGACCTTACATAGGTCGGGAAACGCAATAACTACGGGGGTCTCAGGCCGATTGTGCCAATTTTGTTCCAGATTCGAGGCCAAATGAGTCTGATTTGCGCGATCACACGATGTATGTGCGCGCGAGCAGAGGGGGGGGCCGACCCCCTTTCGCCGATGGGATTTCCAGCCAATTTGACTCCCCGACACTAATACAACAGCGGCAAAATATGGAAACTTTGTCTCCTATATTAGACAAATTAATCAGCATCACAGGGAATAAACAGTATGCCAACAAAAAGCCAACGCCCCACAGCTTCAGCAAGCTCTCAAGAAGAGCAAACCCCACTGAATCCAAAGCCTGCCTTAAAAAAAGATGGCACTCCAAGAAAGACCTACACCAAGAAAGGATTCACCTCCAGCTATAAGCGCAAAGGTGTTGCTTACGGAAGCTCAAAACCCACTGCTGCAATGAAAGTAAACTCGACCGCCCACGACAAGCGAATGCTCGATGAAGCACACCGATCTCCACTCCACAAAACCTCCACTAGCAAGACCAGAACCTACACCCTAGTCCCAGCAGACTACAAGCCAACCATCCTAACCACACCTCCTCATCTGGCCCGACAACCAGAGCCACCCACCGAAACAAAAGAACAGATATACCTCGAATCGTTAAAGGCTGACAGACCAGACCCTATCGATCCCCAATGTTATAAAGTAGAGTTCCCAGAAGCCATGAAGCCAGAACAAGACGCAGAAGAAAAAGCCGCTCACGACTATTACCTATCTCACACAGCAGCAACCAGAGAAGCAGCTCGCCACACCGAAGCCAGACGCACCGAGGAAGCACTCACAGTCATGAATGCTCCCATCAACCACCTTCAACCCAACGACATTGCCAAGATGCGATCCCAAGTATTCGCCACAGTCGCCACACAAACCAACAAAGTGGTAGGAGTCCTCAATGGAACCGAACAGTGGAACCCACAGCAAGTTCGTCTCTACGGAATGCTCCTCAACAAAGTCCTACCCGACCTCCACCACTCCTACTCCGAAGTCGCCCTCCAAGACTCAGACGTAAACAAGCTCACCCGAAAGGAACTAGAGGACATCATCGCATCATCATCAAACACCACTGCCGCCCAAGACATAATAGAAGAGGACTACCGACCATCCTTCGACCACCACCCAGACCCCGATCCCACTGGCCCAGTCATCATCACCAAAACACAGCAAAAGAAAGAGGATTAACCCATGGTATCTAAAGTAGAAGCAGCTCAACGCTTACTCACTCTCCAAGAAGCTGGTGAATCCTTTGGTGCATTCTGCCGACTGCATCACCCTGCATGGAAAGTACCAATGTTCCACCACAAGCTAATCGAAGCACTAGATCGCCTAGAGAAAGGACAGCTCCTCTCTGACTTCAACGAAGAATGGAAAGTAATAGAGCACAACCACAACAACCGACACGCACCCGAACTCCAAAAGACTTACACCAGACCACTCACCACCCACACGCTTCACAATGTCATGATCAACATGCCACCGCGTCACAGTAAGTCCAGTTACGCCACCCAGCTTTTCCCTAGCTACTACCTAGCCAGAAACCCTACGCGATTCTCCATGACCGCATCCTACAACTCCCAACTGGCAACAGACTTTGGTCGCCAACAACGCCTATATCTCCAGCACGAAGAAACCGAGATGGTCTTCCCTGACTTTGCCCTAGCCAAAGACTCCCGTGCTCAAGATGTATTCCGCACAACAGAAGGAGGAGCTGCCTTCAACATCGGTATGGGAGCCACTACGTCAGGCAGACCAGCAACCCTCCTGTCTATAGACGACCCCATCAAGAGTCGTAAGGAAGCCGACTCAGCAACCCAGCGCCAGAAAGCATGGGACTACTATACCTCCGCACTCACCACTCGACTCCAGCCAGAAACCACTGGGCAGTCCCCCATCCAAATCGTCTGCTACACCCGCTGGCATCCAGATGACCTCGGCTCCAGAATCATGCAGACCGAAGATTGGGCAGAAGGCCGTTGGCTCCACATTGTATTCCCAGCCATCATCCAAAAAGAGTCAGAGCACTCCCGACCAGTCAGCGAGCTGCCACGCAGTGACTCTCGATACATCCCCAAAACCAAGATGCAAGAAGTGGATGAGAGCCTCCGCACCTACAAGCCAGTAATAGAATCTGCCCTCTGGCCTGCTCGGTTCCCAATAGACGAACTCAAGCGCAAGCAGCGCATGAACCCAAGAGACTTTGCAGCCCTATACCTACAGAACCCAAGAGTAGAGGGCGGTAACTTAATCAAGCAGCAGTGGTGGAGACTCTACGATCCCAACAACATGAGAACCGAGGACTACTCTCAGATCATCATTGTGCTCGACACGGCATTCAAGAAGAACCAAACCTCCGACTACACTGTCGCCATGACCATAGGCATCACTAGAAATGGTGACATCTACATCATCGATGTAATCAAAGGTAAGTGGGACTTCCCCGAACTCAAAGCCCAATCAATCGCCCTCAACAACAAGTGGCGAGGCAGGGGACTTCGCGCACTATACATCGAGGACAAAGCCAGTGGACAATCCCTCATCCAAGAACTCAGACGCGAATCAGGTGTATCAGTCATCGCCCACAAGGTAGTCCATGACAAGGTATCTCGCGTACACGCGATCACCCCACTCATAGAATCAGGCCGAGTCCACCTACCCAAAGATGCGCCATGGTTTGATGACTTCATCGAAGAGACCCTCTCATTCCCCAGTGGAACCCATGACGATCAAGTGGACGCAATGAGCATGGGACTGGACATCCTCTCTCGAACCACCATCAATCCCGACCAAGCCTTTGGCATGCTCTCAGGACACGGATCACTGAACAGTGAAAATGCCTATGGTCATTCCTCTGATGGATTCACCTCTAACCATCGACCAGCCAATAGCAATCGAAACTCCTCGTCTGGCGACTCGTCTTCTTGGTATGGATGGGGCGAGTAACACCAATAGGGCAGGACGACCCAAGCCCACCCATCACCGAAAATCATCAAAGCAACAACAACAGCTAGGGTGATTTATGGGGTGGGGCGGTACTAACCTAACAAGCAGCATTAAGACAATCTCTCAGGGTCAGGGAAAAATGATGACAGACGAAGAGATTGCAGCGATGTCACCTTCCCAGCGTAATGCCTATCTATCCAAAATTAGCAGGGCATCTAACAATCGTCTTTCCGCTACACCTGCATCAGCTCAAAGTACGAGCCATGCGCGATTCAACTCACAAGGCTAACAGCACACATGAGCTATTATAAAACAGGCGTTGCCGACCAAACCGAAGTCATCATTGATCTATCTGAGCACCTCGATGCCCTAATGTCTTATGACGACATCTCTGACCGCCTATCTGAGGAGGACGAGAAGAAGATTTGCGCCTACGTCCAAGCCATGGGCCGAATGGCACATGATAAAGTCTCTCAGCGTTACCCTCAGTGGAAGCGAGCAGACGAAGCTCACGACATATATGTACCCCCAGAAGCCACGAAGTTCCGCGAGAAAGCAGTCATCGCAGACACCAGAGCGATAGCCGACACTGTACTCACTTACCTCATGTCTGCACTGGCTGGTCGTAACCCCATGTTCATGCTAGAAGGACTTGACCGCAAGTCACGCGAATCTTCCGCGATCCTAGAACGCTTGATGCACCAGCACATGCGAAGAACAGCAGGGGAGGCTGGAATAGCCCAGCACCTACTAGACAGTATCCGATATGGTTACGCCCCCACTAAAGTAATCTGGAACCCAAACACCAACACCAACGACATCATCAACTACAACCCAAGGCGCACCTTCCACGACCCTCGTGTGAACTGGGGCGACTGGGACAAAATGCAGTTCGTGATCTTCGTTGACTACCAATCAACCAACCAGCTATTAGCCACCAACCAATACAAGAAGCTACACGACTACCCAGCACTTCGTAGCTCTCGCATCGGCACTAAGTCTGGCTGGGAGATACACCAAGACCACCATCAGTCTGCTCAAGGCATGACAGTCCGACCCAATGATGTACAAGGAGAAAACGGATACTCCCTCAGTGGCGCACGAACCACAGATGAAGTGTGGGTACGCCTAAACGGATTCGAGGTTGGCTTACCCCAGCTCAACCAAATCTGGATGGTCATGACCATCATCGATGAGTCAGTTGTTATCCGCTGTCAGCTCTCCCCATACGGACAACAGTTCCCTGCCGTATTTGGAGGACTCCACAACGATAAGCACAAGACTTACTCCCAGTCTCTCTACGATCTAATGCTCCCTCTCCACGACATTGGCTCTTGGTTACTCCGCAGCAGGATAGATAACGTACAAGCGACTCTCAACAATCTCATCTTCGCTGATCCCACTCAAGTGAACATCAGTGACCTCATAGATCGTAATCCGTGGGGATTAGTCCGAACTCTCCCTGGAGTCAAGCCCTCCGATGGAATCCATATCGCCTCCGTGCCTGATGTCACCTCCTCACATTGGAACGATATGGCTGGAATCTCCGAGATGAAGCAACGTCTCTCCGCAGCCAGTGATGCACAACAAGGTCTCCCCACCAGTGATGGCATCCGCTCCGCGACAGAAATCCAGCGTCTAACTCAGCTTGGCTCCCAGCGACTTGGAGTCCTAGCCAGAGTTATGTCTGCAACATCCATCCGACCAATGGCCCGTATGATGATCGGCAATCTACAAGATGCCCTTGAACTCAACGGAAGCCTACGAGTGGACTCCACCGACCAATCCACCTTGATCAGTCAGCGTGTCAAAGATGGATACATCGACTACACCTCCAAGGACATCCAAGGCGACATCGATTACCTCGTAGTGGATGGAACCCTCCCAGTTGAACCCACTCGCTCTCCCGAAACATGGATGAACATGATCCAAGTGATGACGAATACGGGCCTCAACATGGAATACAAAATGCCCAAGATAGCCGAGGAAGCCATCCGCAAGTATGGGCATCTCCGACTTGGAGCAATTTAAAATCTCCGAAGAAGAACGACAGCAAGGCCCATCGCCCTCCCAGCAAATGGCTCTCCTAGAAAAGGCACGAGGCGCATCCGTCCAACCAGAAGGAGAAGTAATGTCTGAAGTCCAAAAAGGAAACCTCATCCCGATGTCAGAAGCAGGTAGATAACCAAGGACGACCAGACAGCCCTCAAGCGTAAAAATAGACAAAACATTGAGGGCTACCCATGACTATCACCAAGACATCTCTTCTGGCTCGAACCATAGAACCAGCCTTACGAGACTATATCGAATCTTGCATAAAGGAAGTGGAGGACGCTCACTCAAAGGAACTCGCTTCCCTTAAAGCAACCAACGAGGTCAACCAGAACGCGCTCATCACAGAGATGTCTGAGATCAAGGCAAACCTCAACACAGTCAACGGCATCATCGCTAACGATCCCAATAATCGACTTACCAAAGCGAAGCTAATTAAAATTGCAACGGAGCTTGGTCTATGAGCATCACCCGTCCAGTAGGCGAACAGCTTACGTTCAAATCAGCCAAGACAGGCGACCACATCCTCGACACCTACTTAGAGGCAGTTGAGCGTGGAACTCGAACCCTAGCCGACATCGTTGATGAACTCGTAGACTCAAGTGGCGACCTCCGCACTGACATCTTCCAGTTCCGCGAAACCCCCATCGTCAACAATGTACGCACAGGCGTGCTCCAAGCCAGAGTGGGAACCTTCGTAGACGCTAACGCTGGCTGGACAAACATCTCCTCCGCAAACTTCGCTACCTTCGTCACCGACTGCCAAACTGCAAAGACCGCTGCCGAAACAGCCGAGACCAATTCAGAAACAGCCAGAGACTTAGCCCAAGACTGGGCCGAGAAAACAGATGGCGTGGTCACAGGAAGCAGCTACTCTGCAAAACACTGGGCAACCACAGGAACAGTCGCAACAGTCAGTGCAGCAATAGCTAACGTGAACACAGTGAGCACCAACATTGCCAGTGTGAACACAGTTGCATCCAACATCACAAAGGTAGTCAAGGTCGCAGATGACCTCCTAGAATCAGTCTCCGAGATAGAGACTGTTGCAGCAGACCTCCTAGAAGCCACCAGCGAAATAGAAACTGTTGCAGCCTCCATTGCTAACGTGGACATAACAGGCGCAGCCATTGCTAACGTCAATACAGTGGCATCCGCAATCGCCAATGTGAACACAGCCGCAAGCAACATTGCCAATGTGAACACAGTAGCTGGCATCAACGCCAACGTCACCACAGTTGCAGGAATCTCTGCTAACACCACCACACTGGCTAACATCAGTGCCAACGTGACTACGGCAGCAGGAATCGCAGCTAACATTACAACAGTAGCTGGCATCTCTGCCAACGTCACGACTAACGCAACCAACGCCACTGCAATCACAACCAACGCAACCAACATTGCAGCAATACAATCAGCAGCAGCAAACGCAGCAACCGCTACGACTCAAGCTGGCATTGCCACCACCAAAGCAGGAGANGCAGCAGNNTCNGCNNCCNCTGCTTCTGGCGCAGTCAACACAGCAATCAACAATCTAACCACAGTTTATGACCCCATTGGCGCAAGTGTCGCAATGGCAATAGCTCTAGGAGGCTAACCAAATGGCGAACACATTTAAGAACGCTGGTGTTGCAATCGGCACATCACGCACAACACTGTACACCGCTCCAGCGAACACACAGTCAGTCATCCATGCTTTGTACATCTCCAACATTGACGGAGTAAACGATGCAGATGTCACAGTGGAAGTCACAGTAGACGGAGGCACAACCTATCGCCACATCTGTAAGACA